GAATAATTATTAACCAATATAAAAGGAGGAGCTGTGAAAACTAAAAAACTAGGACGGAGATTGAAAATCCTTAGATGGATCAGAAAGCAAATGGGATTGAATGGATTGGTGCAAATGTCTATATTCCTACAGAGCTCCAAAAAGATCACATTTGAGGCCATTAAGATAGGTCACAGTGATGCGATGATGGAGGCTCAACTAACAGATGCCTTGGCTGAGGAGTTGGTGAAATTTGATCTAGTGAGATTAGATAAGGGTACAGAGGGAGATGATTACATCAAAGGGATGGAAACTTGGATAGCATCATTGAAGATTATAATTTAACCAATAAAAACAGGAGGTAAAAATGGAAGGAATGGGATCACATCAATCAGCATCCATGTTAAAAGATGAATGGCTTACTCCTCCTGAGATTATTAAACAGTTAGGCCCGTTTGATTTGGATCCTTGTGCTCCGATTAATAGACCATGGCCCACAGCAGAAAAACATTATACAATTAACGATAATGGACTATTGCAATCATGGACAGGCTTTGTATGGTGTAATCCTCCCTATGGATTGGAAGCTGCCAGATGGCTTGAGAGAATGGCTATGCATAACCATGGCATTGCCTTGATATTTGCAAGAACAGAAACAAAAATGTTCTTTGATTATGTATGGGGAAAGGCAGAGGCTTTAATGTTTTTTTGTGGTAGATTATATTTCTATCATGTAGATGGAACGAAAGCAAAGGCAAATGCAGGAGCACCATCTGTTTTAATTGCATACGGGGGTGAAGCAAAGAGAAGACTTTACAGATCATACATATCAGGTCACTATGTAGAGTTATAAACACTCAATTAAACATTCCTAAATTCGACTTATGAACATATTCACATAAACACATATGTAGAAACTTATTTATAACTACCACAGCCTGGAATTGACTTTCTGGGCTTTTTTTTGTAACATTTGCCTCAGATCACAGGTACATGCCAAGGAAGAAAGAAGATTCAGAGGTGTACAAAGACATCCTACAGTCCATTGCTGACCATGGTGCTGAGGTGGTAGAGGTGATTAACCCATCATATGCAAGCACCTCTATATTTCACAAGGAAAGGATTCTTATTGTACTTGAGATGTTGTATCAGCAGGCCGCTGAGGGTGGTAGCTTAGGAGCAGCACAACAGTATCTGGATCGTTTATTGGGTAGAGCCAAAGAATCATTAACACTTACTAATGGATCAGACCTTATCAGTAAACTCTCAGATGAAGAGCTCACTGACAAAATCACTCGCATCGTTGCAGCAACCGGAGAGGGAGCAGCTGGAGGCGCTGGTTGAGGAGTGGACTTTTCGGTGGAACATCCAGGCCAGGGATAAGCAGAAGGTACCCCCTGGTGATTGGGTGATCTGGGCTATCATCTCAGGAAGGGGATGGGGAAAAACGAGGGTAGGAGCCGAGACAGTGCGATACTGGAGCGATCATGTACCGTTCATACACTGCATAGGCAGAACATCAGCAGACATCAGGGATACGATGGTAGAGGGTCCAGCGGGGATCCTAGCAGTACACCCCGAACACAACAGACCCAAGTATGAACCATCAAAGAAACGCCTGACATGGCCCAATGGATGCAAGGCGCAGCTATTCACAGCCGATGAGCCCGATGTACTCAGGGGACCACAGTGTCATAAGCTATGGGCTGATGAGCTGGCATCATGGAAGTATGCACAAGAGACATGGGATAATGCATTGATGGGACTTAGGATGGGCAAGCACCCCCAGGCGATCATCACCACCACACCACGACCAATACAGATACTAAAAGATATTATCAAGGATGAGGATAACCATATCACCTCCGGATCCACGTTTGAGAACAAAGCGAACCTATCCGCAGTATTCTTCAAGAAAGTAGTTTCACGCTATGACGGTACCCGCCTGGGGCGTCAGGAGCTGTATGCGGAGCTGTTAGAGGACATCGAAGGGGCGTTATGGACCCAGAAGATGATTGAGAAAGCCCATGTAAATAAGGCCCCTGAAATGATCCGTATTGTGGTGGCTATTGATCCAGCGGTGACATCTAAAAAGGATTCTGATGATACCGGTATTGTAGTATGTGGCTTAGGTGTTGATGAAAGAGGATATATACTCGAAGATATAACCGGTAAGTACACACCGAATCAATGGGCTAAGTTAGCTATAGGGGCCTACAATCAACATCACGCAGATAGAATTATAGGAGAGGTGAATAATGGTGGTGATTTGATTGAAACGGTAATTAAAACTATTGATAAAAGTATTCCATATAGTAGTGTATGGGCTTCCAGGGGTAAGGTGACAAGGGCTGAACCAGTACAAGCATTGTACGAGCAAAACAGGGTCAAGCATGTTGGTAGCCTTCCGGAACTTGAAACAGAAATGACCACATGGGCAGCAAAAGAGGGTGACCCAAGCCCTAATAGAATCGATGCGATGGTTTGGGGAATCACTGAGTTAATGATAGAGTCAAGCACCTTTTTTGTTGTATAATGGAAAAAGAATCATTCATATCTAAAGTTACACCCGGATTCATCAAAAGGGCTGTGTTGAAATCATGGATGCCCTTTGGTAGTGGATTATCAAGCTCTATGTGGGGGTCCGGATCACCTACATGGATGGCACAAAACAAAACAGCCTTGATTGAAAAGGGTTTTATGATGAACCCTGTGGTGTACATGGTGGTGAGCTACATCACACGTCTAGCCTCACAGATACCATGGGTGCTCTATGAGGTTAAGGATGAGAAGATGCTGAACAGGTTTAAGAATATGGATCCCATGGATACGATCCGTGCGAACATATGGGAGCAGAAAGCATTAGAGATAATCACTAGTAATAAGATACTTGATATATGGAAGCATCCCAATAGCTACCAAGGGCAGGCAGAATTTATTGAGCAGTTACTGGGTTTTCGATTGGTGACAGGTGAGACATTCATGCATGGGACAGGGCCATTGACAGGTGACAACGCAGGGCAGAAACATTCCCTAGAGGTGTTGCCCTCACAGATGGTGGGTATTGAATATGGAACCCCACAGGAGCCTGTTAAGGATTATTTTTGGGTCTCTGATCCTTCGATACGCTTAACCACCAATGATGTGATGCAGAGTAAGTACTGGAATCCATTACCACTGAGAGAGGGTGGTCTACATGGTATGAGCCCCTTACTGGCCAGCACTAAGCTGATCACCCGTAATAACGATAGCATCACAGCTTCAGTAAGTGCATTGCAACATATGGGTGCTATGGGTATTATGAGCAGGCACCCCAGAGGTACTGAGAAGGATATCACCCCTACACAGGCTGAAGATGTACAGGATCGTTACGAAAAGAACTTTGCAGGACCAAAAAGAAGGGGTAAGGTTATGTTTGTAGGTGCTCCTCTTCAATGGCAGCAGATAGGGATGAGCCCTGTGGATATGCAAATCATTGAGCAGGAGAAAATGGATCTAAGATATATCTGCTCCGCTTATGGATTACAGTCACAGTTGTTTAATGACCCTGAGAATAAGAGCTATAACAACCAGAGAGAGGCTAAGCAGTCAGCATACACACAGTCTGTCGTCCCTGTGATGCGCTCTATACGTGATGAGCTGAACCGATGGTGGATACCTCCTTTTGAAGAGGCGGCCGGTGTTAAGCTATGGTTCGATATGGACCTACAGGCTGTCCCTGAGCTACAGACGAATATCAAGGAGCTGATGGACTGGCTTGAGACAGCTAAGATGCTTACATACGATGAGCAGAGGGCTGTTATCAATTACAGTGCGCTTGAGACTCCCGGCATGGATGTGCTGTGGCAGGATGGTGGACTGATCACCCCTGAGCAGGGATTGATGGATGTGAGTAGTGTGGATAAGTTTATAAACCAAACAGGAGGATAAGATATGAATTTAAACCCAGAAACAATCGGAGCGTATAAGGAATTACTTTTAAATCCTTCTAAGCATAAACTTGATTTTAAACCGATCACAGAATGTTTTGAAAAATCAGATGATGTTACAGCTAAACACATACTTGCAAAGGAATTTATAGATTACTTGAATAAACCACTTCCAAAGGTAATTTTGTATATAGTAATGAACCAGGTATTTGGGCAATGTGATGGGAAGGATTCGAGTGGGAATCTTGGCTATCATCTCAAATTTAAAGCAGACACAGGTGGATAACATTAAGATGATGGACAGTAAAGAAATACGGACTGATGAGATGTGGGTATCTACCCTTCAGGAGCCGTGTTATGCCTTACTGATCACAAAGAAGCAAATCAAGCGGGCCTATCATGCGGTCCGGCTATATATGTATTTGAACTAATGAAAGATATTATTGATTGGCTATTGAAAGAAATTAAAGATACATGGGAATGGTTAAATAGGGTTTATCCTACAGGACCTCCTTAAATAAGAGGAAATGAAAAAGAAAAAGAAAAAAAGTAAATGTAGGCCCATAAGGTTATGGTATCCATCTATTTATGAGTTACCATTATCTTTGTTAAGACCTCCAAGATAATGACTGAAAGACGAAAGACGATGCTCTGGAAACAGACACAGGCCAAAAGGGACCGCTTCATGAGGCGTATGCTAAGTCTATGGCATAAGGCCCTGATGGATCAGATACAGCCTGTCCTGGATGAGATCGATGAGTCCACGGTCAAAGAGATCGCTGCACGGGTACCTTTCCTGATGACAGGCGAGGCTATCGCAGGGGCTATGACCACCACCATCGATACAGTAGCACCTTTCTTTGCCAGTCAGACTATGAGGGATGTAAAAAAGGCGATGCCGGATGAAAGGATCCTCAAGCAGGACATACCCACCGATGAGGAGTGGATACAGCGTATCAATGCTACACTGGGTGTACAAGCTGGTGTACGTATCACATCTATCACCAATTCATCCAAGGCAGAGGCTATCAAGATCATACAACAGGTGCTGCAGGACGGTGCCAATCAAGGTCTGGGTATCTCACAGCTTGCAATACTGATGCGTGATGAGCTGGCCAAGCAATGGGGTGTCATATCCACATACAGAGCTGCACGTATCGCCCGCACTGAGATTGTTAACGCCTCGAATTTAGGAAGCCTGGCAGGGGCGGCAGAGTCGGGTGTGCCACTCACAAAGGTGTGGCTCTCAACACGTGACAGCAGGACCAGGCGCAGGGTATCCGGGGGCAGATATCCAGCGGGCAAGTTTGACCACTTTGGTAAGTTTCCGACCGGCCCGGATGGTGAGATACAAGAATTAAGGGATCCATTTGTTAAGACGGGTGAGAGTTTACAATACCCTGGAGACCCTGTAGGCAGTGCTGGTAACGTAATTCAGTGTAGATGTAGTCAGTTTTTTGAACCGAAAGAAGTTGAAATATTAACATAAATTAGAAACCATGAAACGAGTAATTGTATTGTTAGGAATTATCATGATGGCCTGTATCGGATACGGGCAGGACTCTACCAATCCACAACTGTTACGATCTTCAAAAGCAATAGCAGCACTAAACACAGTGCCCTATCTACATATGGCATTTGAGGACTCCACGGAACTTATAGCTATCACCCAGGATGCGTGGTATTTGATCACCAATGGAGACACTACCCTATGGACTACCCAGGCTTCGACCAGGATGACTGCAGCAGGTGATACAGCCACTATATCTATTGCCGGGGATTACATGGGTAGTTTAACAGTGAACTATATTGCTACAGCGGCCGACTCATTGCATATCAGATTCGCAAAGAACCATGCGGGTGTATTCCCAGAGGTATCAGAAGTGAGTATAGGCACTGAAGATCATGCTTTGACATTTGTTACCTTACTACCTGGCTTGGTAGCGGGCGATGATATCAAACCACAGATCATGAACAGTAACGGGAATGATGATTGTACTATCCTGGGCGGGTCCCTGGTGTTGTGGCTAATCAGATACGACTGATATGAAGAAGGCAGCATTGATATTGTTGGGGCTGATACTCACTTTGGGTATTTATGCTCAGAGGGTAAATGAGATCGATATGTCTGTGATGAGGGCCCGTCATGCTGTTGATTCCCTTGTTATAAACGATGTTTTACTACAGGCACGCACTGACAGCTTAACTACTGTCGTTGATCCCTCAGATTCCACAGCTACATTCACTGTTATTACCTTTGATAATGGGGCTATTATGGATAACTCAGAAACCGATACACTATTTATTAAAGAGACTGTATTTAAAATTGAGGGTGAGTTATTCGTAACAGAGCACGTCACAGAGGGGGAGCATGAATCAGGTATGACTTATATGTCCACCCTTGGAATACAAACCATAAACACAGGGGGCACTTTTGAAAGACTCAATGAGGGTAATATGGCTTATACAGGCAGTCATTTGCATGAATTTTCGCATGATGATGGTAGGTTAACTTATACGAGGCATACCGATATAAGTATGACCGTTAATGCTACGGTGTCTGTGGAGAGTGGAGAGACGACACAAGAGGTTCAGCTCAGAATAGCCAAAAACGGAACCACTATTGAGGGATCAAATATGGGTGTATCATTCACAGCGGTAAACAAAAACGCTGCTGTTCCTTTATTCTGGATGCTTGATATGTCCCAAAATGATTATGTTGAGGTATGGGGTACCTCAGACACGAATGGCGATGATATTATTATCAATCATTTTGTAATGGGAATCACAACACATTAATCATGAAGCACTTACAGTATAAGAATTTCGGAAACACCCTGAAGGATGTCGATACCAAGAAAGGTATTGTAGAGGGCTATTTCAACACATGGGACATAGTGGACTCAGATGGCGATGAGCTTGTACGTGGTGCTTTCAAGAAATCCCTGCAGGAGAACGGTCCGGGGTCTGCACGACCACGTATCATGCATTTGTTGCAGCATAACTCCAGTATGCCACTATTCAGATTCACGGAAGAGGGAACCTTGAAAGAGGATGATAAAGGGTTGTTCTTTAGGAGTAACATTTCAAAGACTACCTATGGCCGTGATACACTTCAGCTTTATGATGATGGTGTGCTCAATGAGCATTCAATAGGCTTCCAGACCATCAAAGAGCAGCAGACCGATCAGGATCACAATCAGATCCTGGAGGTAAAGCTATGGGAGGGGAGTACGGTAACCTGGGGTGCGAACATGGATACCCCCATGACAGGTATGAAGGATCTGACCCCGAAGGAGCAAGCAGAGAAATTCAATGAAAGGATCAACACATTTGAGAAAGCCCTCAGAGATGGTACCTACTCAGATGATACATTTGATCTATTAGTTATACAACTGAAACAGATTCAGGCACATTATCAATCACTCATCGATGCCCAGCCGGAAACACTGGATAAGGATGAGCCGAAAGAGAGAGTGAGCCTGAGCACCATATTTAATTAAAAACTTTTATTATGCCAGAATTAGATATTGATAAGAAGATAGCACTACAGCTTAAAGATGAGCTGGACAAGCGAGGTGCTGCCATTGATGAAAAGATGGAAAAAGCTGTCAAGGATGCCCAGGAGACTGGGAGTGCTGAGACAATAAAACTAACCACGGCTCTGAAAGAGGAGTTAGCCGCTGATATTAAGAAGTTCATGGAGTTCAATGAGAAGTTCACTGAGCGTCTGGATATTATCGAGACCAAAGCAGGTAAGTTCGATCAGGTAAAAGATCGTAAGAATATGGCTGATATCTTCATGCAAAAGCTGGTCGATGCAAAGGTATCTGAGACCTTCAAGGAAAGGGGTAATGTCAGCATTGACCTGACCTCTGAGGATCTTATAGCACTCAAGCAGGATGATATGACCGGGGCTAATACCTTCACGGGTAATGTACCGGGATATGACAAGCTGCCTGAGATCCATTTCGATCCGGACCGTAAGCCCAGAGCCAGGGATCTTATCCTGCAGGGTACAACCTCCAAGACAGCGATTGAATACACCCGTGAGACTGCTGTGACAGATAACACCGGGACCACCGCTGAAGGGGCAGAATGGAATCAGAACGACTTCACTCTGGTGGCTGCTACTGCTGTAGTGCATAAG